CCTCTATCTAACCTATTATTTCTAATGAGATAAACAAAATATAACCAAATTTTGCGATCCCAACCAGATATATCAGACTCCCAAACAAATGGAAACTTTTCTAGTTCCTTTATAGCAGAACTAAAACCACCATATTGTTTAACAAAGCCATACTTTATCCAGTCGGTCTTCCACCGCTCCATAATTTTTTTGTTTTGTGCACCGTACATTACTTTCTCACGATAAACCCCATGAAAGGGTGCAGCAAAAATGCCGCGAACTTTATTTCTTTCGAAATCGATATCTTCCAATATCTCGTCTTTATCAGCGTAAGTATCAACAGAACCATAAGAAAAATCATTGCAAATTCGCATAAATTCTTCATAATCGAGTTCAAGCACCTGTCGCTTAGTTTTATACCCCATTTTAGTCCAAGGAAGACCAGGGCTAGACTCCAAATCCCAAGTAGATTCAGGGTCTTCACCAACAGAGCTTTGTAAATAAGCAAAAAATTCATGACACAAATCAAGCGTTTTATCCACCTTAGGCCCACTAGGAAAAGTGGGGGGAACATCACACTTATCGATTTGCGCCAATACATTTTTACGAACAGGGCGAACCCTAAAATAATTAGCAAGTTTTTCTATACAAGACCCACGACCAGTTTCAGCAACATATTTCAGCCACTCCAAATCATCTTTTTTCGTATGATTTGGTCCATCGATAGGATACTGTCTCTGGTAATGAGAATCGCATAGAGGTATTAAATTTTTATAAGGAAATTCAGAAAGCCTCTTAGGGCTTAAAGGAAAAAATTTAACTTTTCCATCAAACCTAAGATTTGAAGGTACTTCTCCCAGATGGGTAAAACCTTCATTTAACCCATCCGGGCGACTTCAATTTTTTGTAAGAAAATCAAAAAGTTCAGATGTAAAAGGGTAAAAATTATTACCATCCCCTTTCCCATCAGTATGATAGTGCAAACCACAAACCGTAGCCTGGTCTATTGTAACAATAGCCCCACACCATCCACCAACAGAATAGTAATTACTATGGGCATGAACATAACTTTTACTTAAATCAGGAACAACATCAATAATGGTGCCGCTACTTGATACATCTTCCTTGTAATTACTAAGAACAGTAACTACACCTCTATAATTTTCATTAAAACGAGAAGGATTAACTCCTCCAATAAGTTTTGATAAAGGACCAGTAAGATCCTTATAACATATATCAGATGTCCTAAATCTATTGACATTGTCCAAATTCACAACATACGAACCAATTTTAACAAAGGCTCCAATATGATCAGTAATAAAATGGTTATTATAAACTAACCTCTTTATTTCTCCATGAGAATGAACTTGAGCTTGTCCAATTTGAGAACCTTTA